CTGCCGCATCGGCGGCGACGGCGGGTCTTCGGCCTCGGGTTCGTCGATCACTTCCGGTTCCGGCTCGGGTTCGGGTTCGGGAGCGCGGCGAGCCGGTGCCGGATCGGCAGCGGGCGCGTCTTCGGCTTCGTATTCGCCGCCAGCGTCGTCCAGTTCGCCGACGATCTCGGCCAGACCATTTTCGTCCAGCCAGTCAACGATCTTGAAGTTGATGGCATACTTCTTGCCATACTTCTTCTCGCGAGGCGTGTAGCTCTCGGTCGTGATCTCGACCACCGGGAGTTCACCGGCATGTTCGCGGAAGGTCTTGCCGAACTGCCCCGAGAGCTTCTTGACCGAGCGAACAGCCCCGCCAGTCGAAGTCTTAAACAGCAGACGGGTGCCGACGAGTTCGTGGTTCGGGTCACCGCCCACGCTTTCGACGATCATCGGGATCGACAGGGCTTCACGCCAGCCATCGTCTTCCGAGTCATACGGACCGTGGTCCTTGAGTTCGTGTTCCAGCGGCGGCTTACCCTGCGTGACGGGGACGAGGACTTCTTCGACCGGTTCGCTGTCCTTCCAGCAAATCCAGCCAGCGGCCATGCCCATCATGTCGGCGACCACGGTCGAGCCATCCGGCAGCACGGTGTCGTCAGAGCCGAACGTCAGTTCGCCGGTGTTGCCGTTGAAGTTGAGATATGCACCGCTTTCGACTTCACGGCCCATTTCGGCCCACGGGTTATCCGACCCGTCATAGACCGCGATTGCGCCGGTTCGACCGGCAGGAACGAGATTACCCATTGGTTGATGAAACTCCTGATTGTGTGGCTTGTGCCGCTTGGGTGAGATTGTGGCTAGACCGATTCTCTGGGAAAGTCAAGTGAGAATAACCCGGCTATTCGTTAGACTGTCCCTTGGTGGTGACGCGAAGCATTTCGTATCCGACGCCTTCGTTCTGGTAGGATTCCACGTCGATGCCATCCTGCTGCATGGCGAGCAGGTCGGTAGACTTCTTGCCCTTGCACCACGTCAGGGAGATGTTGAAGCGGTCGTCCCCGGCACCCTTCGTGTCATACTTCTTGAGGGTGTCCTTGATCAGGGCGTTGATCTGCTTGAGATCAGCTTCGGCATCCTTCTTGGCGCGGTCGAGCGCCGCCCGCTTGGAAGCCAGCGCAGCCAGTTCATCAAGGATGGCCGGGTCTTCGATCTTGCGCTTCGTGGACGGAATCGCTCGCTTCGAGGCGATGGCGCATTCCTCATGAAACTTGCAGGTATCACAGGTATCATCGATCAGCCCTTCGGCGGGGACGTTCTCAGGGTCCTGATCGGTGAAGACGATCTCAGCGCGCTTCTTCGCAGCCTCGTAGACCTTCGGATCGAACCGGATGACGAAGAAGCTGATCTTCGACAGCCATGAGGCATCGAAGTAGAAGATCACCGCGTATTCCGGCTTGTAGTCAGTCAGTTCGCGGATCAGGCCCATCTGGACCTGCACCTGTCCACGGTGGACGGCCTTCTCCTGCTTCACGTCAGCGCGGGGGTCGTGACTCTTGCACTCGGTGACGAAGCAATCGGACAGGATGTCGTCGATGCCAAGCTGAGCCAACGCCGTCCGGGCTGCACCGGTGACCAGACCGTCAGGGGTGGCAGACAGTCGTCCCTTGCGAAGGGTTTCCTGTTCCTTACCAGCCATCTCAAGCTGCTCGCCGTTCTTGAGCAGGGCAAGGACGCCGGGAACGAAGAAGTTCTCTTCGATGATGTCGCCGCGCTTTGCCGCTCCCCAATCGTCCTCGTGGTTGTCGTCAGGCTCGTAGCCCCACTTCTCGAAGAACGACTTGCGAAGACACTGGAACACTTCCGACGCGCCAAGACTGGCACGGCGATCATACTTCCATTCCTTCTCGTTTGCTTCCGAGTAGGATTGGAAGAACGAGTTGAAGTCGATTGCCCCTTCGGGCAGTTCTTCATCGATAGACATTGGATTGGTCCTTGAGGCTATGAATGTGTTGCCGGATCGTGATGATCGTCTCGTCCAGCGTGGTGTAAGGACCTTCGATCTTGGGTCCTTCGGCGGTGTCCTTCTTCCACCACCAGTTTCCGTTACGTTCGAACGGAGTCCGCATGGCGACCGAGCAGCCGGTCGCCCGGAGCGTCATGTCATCACGCGCCAGTTCCCGAGAAAGAAACGGGCCATGCAGACCGCCGTCTGCGTCGCGGTAGAACCAGTTGCCACGGTCCTTGTTATGTTGATCCCCGTTGTGCCAGATCACCAGACGCGGGAAATGGAGAACAGGACGCATGATCCGGATGTCAGACATTCAACTGGCACTCGTAGCGAGGGGCGATCAGGCCGAGCTTCGCAAGAGGCTCGTCCATGGCACCGAGGTTGCAGAGGTGGCGGAACACACGGCGGGTTGCAGTGATGTCCACCATGGCGTCGTGAGCGCCTTCGAGACGCTCGTTGAAGAAAAAGAAGTAGGCTTCTTCGAGCTTCGGCCACTTGTAACCGACCCGGCGATCCTTCTTGGGAATCTTGCAGATCGGGGTCGAGACCAGCATGGTGCAGACGTGCGGTGCGCCTTCGAAGATCGCCTTGGTGTTTTCCAGATCAGGCGCGATCCGAGAGACGCCGATCTGCATCAGCAGACTATCGAAGGCGACGTTGTGACAGACCAACAGGTCAGCACGGGCCGTGTAGTCCACGAACTCGTCCATCACCTCTTCGATGGGACGACCGTGCCTTTCACACATCTCGCGAGTGATGCCAGTGATGGCCGACGCCTGCGGACTGATCTGCCAGTCCGGACCGGACGGCTTGATCAGCGTGTTGCAGGAGTGGACATCGAGTCCATCCTCCTCGAACAGAAAGCCCATCTGAGTCACATGGGGCTGTCCCGGATGGCTAAATGGCCGGTTGCGGTTGGGAAGACCGGTCGTTTCCGTGTCGTAGAAGAGGATGTTCACTGGTCATCCCCATCGGTATCACGCAGCCGCTTGGCGAAGTGATAGCTGTTCAGGACGACCCGCTGGTTTCCAGCTTCACGCTCCTCGATCTCCTCCTGATCAGAGTGGTATTCCTCGATCTCCGACGCGCCGCTTTCGTATTCAGCGACCGTGATCTGAAACGCCTGAACGGTCGATTCCAGCATGTCCATCTGGAAGAGTCGGTAAGCGGCCATGACGAGCGCGAACGCTCCAAGCCAGTGTTCGTAGATGACGTAGCCTACGCCTCCGCTGATCATCATGAGGGTCCAGAAGACGCGCTTCCAGAAGGGAATGGGGTAGGTCATACGGATCGCTTCCATGTTGTGTATTGAATTCGGAGGTCATCACGAACCTCCATTAGGATTTCGCCGAGGTGGTTCTTCCCGGTCCCGTGGCACTTGCCCCAAAACCGGTCGCCCCATGTGTTCGCTTCGACGAGCTTTGCACCGCCGGTGCGGAGGAGTTGCGCCCCGAGCTTGGTCCCAGCGAGGAACTTGGAACGGACGAGCGCTTCCATGTGGAAGAGCTTCCAGTCCTCCCAATCTGGCTGTGTGATCTCCATGCGACGACCAATCTGCTTGGCCTCGCCCGGAGTGGATGCGTTGAGGATCGCCCGACGCTGACGCGGGTCCAAGGTCTTCCCGGCTTGGTAGGCATGCTCGACGGTCGGGTAGATCACGTTGTCGAACACGATGCCGTGGGGCACCGGCCAGAAGTTCGAGAGGAACCGATGAGGGCCTTGGAACCCGTAGATGAGGTTGTCCGTTTCCATCAGTGTGTCGTTGCCCAATCCGGACCGTGATCTGCCGAAGCATCCACCGGCAACTTGAAGCCAAGGTAGCGACCGGCCTCAGCCGCCGCGTCGATGCAGACTTCCTTCACGAGGTCTTGCAGACCTTCCCGGCACATAATCTGGATTTCGTCGTGAACCCACGCGACCTGATAATAGTCTTCGCCCCACACGAGTCCTTCTTCTTCAAGAAACTCCATTACGAAAATCAACCACCAGTTTGCGATGGTCGCGCCCATGCCCTGCAGGTCGGTGTTGAGCGCCGCATGCTTCGAGCGGACGAACAGACGCCGGTCGTCGAGGCCGAGGAGATACTGGCGACGCGCTTGCTTCTGCACGTCGCGGATCACCTTGTTCAACGCTGGCAAGTTCCGCAGGAAGCGTTCCTTGAGCGACTTACCGATCTTGCGCTGCTTCTCCGGCGAGGACAGAGGCGAGACGATCTTCCCGATCTTCTCGTCACCAGCGCCATAGAGGAACGCGTAGATAAAGGTCTTGGCCGTGTCGCGGGCGTCCAGTTCAGCGAGGCGCTGGTTTTCCGAGTGGATGTCGCCTTCAAGCAGGACGCGGCCATAGGCACCGCCGTCATACGCGGCCATGCGGTGCGCCAGACAGCGAAGCTCGATCCCAGCCAAGTCGGAGCCGACAAGGACCCATCCCTCAGGGGCGTAGAACAGCGACCGGCATTCATAGCCCCAGCCGCCGCGAAGCCCGAGGATGATCACCTCGACCTCAGCCTCTTCCGGAAGGTCCTGCCAGTCCTTGATGGTCTGTCCGGGTGCAAACTTCTCCGCAGCAGCCGCGAGAGCATGACTGGTGATCTTGACCGGGCCGGTCTTCCAGATCGCGCTCGGCTCTACGA